CGACCGTTTTCGAGTTTCGGCTCCATCATCGGACCCACAATCTTCATGGGGTCGTGATGGTAAAGTATGGTCCCGGCGCGTTTCAGAAAGGAGAGGTCGACGTTATCCTCGCCGTGCAGCAAGATTTCTCTCCCGAACCATCGTTCAACCGGGAATTCCGAGGAGAAAGAAATCGGGATTCTTCGGTTCGTCTCGTCGAGCTTCGCCCGGTCCAAGTCGAACGATCGAAAGAATTCATCCGCCATCTGTCAATCCTCACTGAAGAGTCGGTAGCTCTTCCTGTTTTTGCTCGCCAGATTCTTCTGCTTTCCCGGTTCGGTCCGGAGATGGGAACTTCACACCGTACTTCTCCTCGAGCTCCTTGATCCTTTTGAGTTCCCATGCCCTACGCTCAAGGGTTTCCTCGATGTCGAGCCCACGCGCCGCAAGCACGTTTGTGAGCGTGTCGAGGCTATTTTCAAGATCGATCTGTGTTCCCTGCGCTTCCTTCACAGGGTCAACCCATTGCCAGCCCGGAGGCGTCCATGTCGATTCGGAATACTCATCCTGCCATTGGCCAAACCCGCGCGCCTCGATCAGTCCGGCCGCAACAAAGCCGTTGAGCACGTTCTGGTAGGTCGGGATGCAGTAGTGGGTGATGATGTAGGCCTGGACGATGCGGCAGAACAAATACCACTGGAGGAGCACGGTTCGAGCGTTGCTATAGTTCATGTTCTTCCAGTTCTGGGAAAGGATCTCGGGCGGAATGTTCATCGCGTTAGCCGTGCCGGAGAGCAGGAGATCGAGCGTGTTTTGAAACTGAGATCCCGGGCGAGATGGGGCATGGATTTTCACGTCCTCGCCGGGCTTGAGGTAGTGCCACTTGTTCGGCGCGAATTCGTGGATTCTGGCGGATCCCGAGTCAACGTCTTGGTTATCGGTCGTCGTGTCATCCTGGAATTGGCTCGGGGTATCAGTCTTCACAAACCCGGTGAGACAGGCATCCTCGAGGGCGGCCATAATCTCGGCCTCTCGGTATCGGTCAAGGTCCTGGAGATCTTTGAGCCCGGCGGCAAACTCGCTGAAGCCTCGAGTCTGTTCTGGCCGAAGGGGGCGGTAAAGATGAAGCACCTTCCGCGTGCCATTCGGATTCCATGCGGGGATCTCTTCGTAGTCCTCGCTTCGGAATCCAGCGAGGGCAGAGAGCGTGTCCCCGGGATGTGATCGAAGCACGTAATAGCTCTGCTGGACGCCCTCACTGTCAAAGCGGATTCCATTGAGCACTTGGCGATCGCCGATGAGCGAAGGAGGCGTCCCAAGCCGATCGATTTCGAGAAGCTCATGGCAGTATGAAATGAGGCGACCGGGGCGGCCGCTGGAGCGTCCGACAACAAGGGCTTCCCCATCGCGGAAGAGTGCGCCCGCCACCTGGGCTTGAAGTTCGAAAAAAGAGGAGATCAGGCGCTTATCAGCCTGGCGGGTCCACTTGCGCCATAGACGCTCCACCTGACGGTTGAACGCTTCGGCCTGGTCCTGGGAGAACGGTGGATCTCCTGGGCGCTCTGCGGCTTTTACTGCGGCCTGAAACCGGATCCCGGTCCCGATCACGTTGTCCACGATTCTTTTCAGCGGACCGGCCACAAACCCACTGTTGTACTCGAGCTGCCGCACGTTCTGCCGGACGGCCTTTGCCCCGGAAGCGATGATCGAATCTGCAGAAAGGGTGGTCGTCGAGAAATCATATCGAAGGCGATCCCCGGATACGGCCTCGAAGGATCGGCGGCTTTCTGAGAATCGGGCCTGCTGGCTCCGCAGCCAATCGAGTCGACGCCTGGCGATCATGCGCCGCATGCCCCATGAGGGGGAAATCTTGCCGATCCCCCGATCCAGCCAGTTCACCGGTAGTCCTTTCGAAAGCGGCCGAAGGAGACGCGAGAGGTTGCCTCAGTCGCCTCAATCTCTTTCATGGCCTTTGCCCATTCGAGCGCGCCCTTTAGATCGTCGAATGTCGCAACTTGCCGGGTATGCGCTGCGGCCCCGGCCCCGATGGTGATTGACCGAAGCCGGAAATCTCCGGTCGCAACATGGGTCGCGATTGCATCCTTGATCGCCGTGATCAGCGCATCCCATGTCGTAAAGGTCGCCAACTATCGGACCTCCCATCGATGTGTACAGGTCTTGCAACGGTATTGCCCGTATCCGGTCCGCCGCTGTTGGCAGGAGATGAATGGGCTGCCGCAAGATGGGCAGAAGACTTTTCGATTCTGGGTTTGCGTCTGCTCTGTCTGCTTCGCCCTGCGCGGTCTCATTTCTCACCTCTCTCAAGAAACAGAAATAGATATGCCTCAAGATGAGGCCAGTATAAGGGCGTCTCTCATCGGGCGAGATTGTCAGTTACGCTGTAAAACGATGGGGATCGCTGCGGAAGGTTGCGGAACGAGGAAAACTACTTGACAGGCTTTTTGGAAGGCTTAGATTTCTTCAGTTTTTCCTTTCTTGATCTGGTCATGCTTCCACTTCGTGATGAGCGCCTTGTCAGATTCCCAAACGCCATTGATCTGTCTCGCAGGGAATTTCTGCTTCCTTATCCATGTTTCGATCGTCCCCCAGGAACGGCGGGTGAACTCACGGATTTCTCGTACCCCGCGAAGCGCCGTATTTCCGATGCTTTCGTTCATCTTCTTCCCCCAAGCCAGTTTGATTGTTGAGGCATCCATGATTTCTTCTCGGGCTTGCGGCTCTGTGTTTCTTGTGACTTGGGCCCTGGATCGGCCTGCCGCGATGTCGCGCCTCTGCCTCGCAAGCCCCCAGCCCATTGCGGATCAGCGCATGCATGGGCGAGGAGCGAGGCGTCAAGCAGATGATTATCTCGTCGCACCTGCACCCATTCCCATGTCCCATGCCGCGTTCTCCGCTTCTCTTCGGCGAGGATCTGCCTGGCAAAATCCTCCCCGGTCTCCGAATGGAGCGTGATCTTCTGCGGACCCTGCGCCCCTTGATCGAGCCGCCAGAAGAATGTGTCCTTCATTTGGTCGCTATCGATCAGCCAAAGGATGAGGCCCCCGGGGATGGGCTGATTCCCCTTGCCCGGCATCTTGTCGATTATGGTGTGACGGATGCGAGCCCCGGTTGTGTTCCGGCTGATGCCGCGAGCTCCCCAGATCCGACGGCGTCCATGTTGCCGGAGCCAAGCATAGGCTTCCTCTGTCCTAGACCATGGTCCATCGGCCGATTCTCCGCCCCCGGTATCGAGTGCGGCGCGCCAAATGCCCATAGTGTGCTCTGACCCGTCAATGCGGCATTCGGCGGCGAAGATCATCTCCTGCACGTCCTCCCAATCCGGGAGGTAGCCGTAACTCACGAGATGGGAATCGAGTCCACGGCTCCACGCCCAGACAGTGAACCAGAAACCATATTTCTGCATGTCCACGCCGGCCGTCAGCGCTATGGTGCCCTCGGGCGCTATCAGGGGAGCGATCGATACGCGGTGAGCGAGGATTGCTTCCTCCTTCATTGTCTCAGCCCGATCAACCCACGGTTCCGCGAGCCAGCCGTTTTTGAAGTTCTGAAGTTTCTCTCGGCTCCCGGTTTCGGCATCCGTAGCCTCAAGGAAGACCTCGGCCACGTCTCCCCATGTGAGCCATGGGCTGTAAAGAGAGGAGAGGTGAAAGCCCACGGATTTCAGGTCCACCGATTCTTGAAAGTCCCACCGACCGGAGGCGAGCATCGCCTGCTTGTAATCATCGCCTATCGTCTTCCCGCAGTTCTCACATTGATATTCAGCTGTCTCTCGGCAAACACGGATCCTTTCTTTGAGCGGAGCATCCTTGCTCTCTGGTTTGTCCCATTTCACTTGCAGGAATTCCAGCTTTTGGGGAAGCCCACAGAACGGGCATTGGACGCGGAAATGAAGGATCGCATCGCATGCCTGCAACTGTCGCCAGATGCCGCGTTCCTCAAGCGTCGGACTCGATACATCTACGATTTTCCGGATGTCCCAGAAGCTCTTGGCCCGCTCCTCGGACAGAGATAGCGGATCCGCATCGTCCCCAACCCGAAGTGGGTACTTGTCGATCTCATCGCGGAAGACGTTGCGACACGCCTTCTGCGAGAGCCCGGCCGCCGAGTTCGCCCCGGCCAGCCAGAGGGGCATCCCCGGAAATTGCATCTCAAGGAGTTGAAGCCCTTCGCGCGTCTCCGGCATCTTGCCGGCGATCGACGGGCAGGAATGGAGAGAGGCCCGAAAGCGGGTGCGGCTTACGCTCTTCGCGTCGTCCTCGCGCGGGTAGATCCAGAGCGTTGGGTATGGTTCCTGATCGATCGTGTAGCCGAGCATGTTGAGCAGGGATTCCGTCTTGCCGAGTTGGGTCCCGAAGCAGAGTACGATATGCCGGATGTGCGGGAGACAGAATGCGTCCATCACCTCACGGAGATATGGGGTTAGGCTTGTGCGCCAGGGCCCGGGCTGTCGCGAGTATCCGGAGGCAAGGATTCTGTTCGCGTCCGCCCATTCGGAGACGGTCATGTCCGGAGGCGGGCGGAAGGCGTCGCGTTCGGCCGCGGTCCATGTGATCGGCTCCGAAGGCGTCCATGCAAGCGCCTGTGCCGGATCATCGAGCCAGGATGTGGGAAGGGAGCAGATCATTTGGCCGCTGCGTTCTTCGGTCTCGGCAGACTGATTACTTTCGGGCAACCTATCGCAAGATCCTTGTTTGTTTCTCTGAAAATGAGCTTCCGCTTTGCATACGCGATTGTTTCGTTATCAAATACCTTCTGTCGAACGGTGTCCAATCTGCTTCTGTCAACGAAGGAATGTTGTTCGATGCCACGATTCAATTGGCGCTCTGATTTTCCCATTCTCTTTCTGACTGCCTCTTGTGCTTGAGCCGGAGATAGAATTTCGAGCCCAATCCCTGGA